TTGTTGTTGAGGCTGATTATAATAAAATTTATAAAACAAATAGTGCTGCTTATAAGAAATTCAATATGGGTTTTGTATTTAGCAGAATGAGATCTATTGAGGCACAGTTTAGTGATTGTTGTCAATTTGTGTTTAGTGGATCGAGAAAAGACAGTGAGGCATTAATACCCAAGATCCTCTGCTGTGGCAAGAAGCTGTGGAATGTTGACTTGCAATATTTTTGGGAAAAAGAATTAGAAAAAAATGGCTTGGATAGAAGGCAACCAGAACCTGTACAAGAAGTTCAAAGAAGTAAACCAAGAAGTACTTTCCAGAGAAGGTTACATCGAAGAAGGAGAAGCTAGGCTTTTACTTTATAAATTCTTAAGAGATAATCCATCTTTTACTTGTGAGCTATTCACAGGTGTTAAGTTGTTTCCGTTTCAGCATATGGCTATTAAGTCAATGATGGAGACGGATTACTTTTTGGGTATATGGAGTCGAGGTATGAGTAAATCATTCTCTACTGCTGTGTTTGCCATCCTAGATGCTATAATGAATCAAGGTGTGCAGATTGGAATCATATCTAAATCGTTCCGTCAGTCCAAGATGATCTTTAAAAAGATTGAGGATATCGCTAAAAGCCCCAAAGCTGAGTTCTTATCTCAATGCATAACCAGAACATCTAAAATGAATGATGAATGGGTTATGGAGATAGGCAGAAGTAAAATTCTTGCTTTGCCTCTTGGTGATGGTGAGAAACTTCGTGGTTTCCGTTTCCAACGTATGATTATTGACGAGCTTCTCCTTATGCCTGAGAAAATCTTCAATGAGGTTATTATGCCGTTCCTTTCTGTTGTTGAGAACCCTACAGAGAGACAAGAGATCTATGATTTAGAAACTCAGATGATCGCGGAAGGTGAAATGACCGAAGACGAAAGGACTAAATGGCCAAACAACAAAATTATTGGTTTATCATCCGCATCCTACAAGTTTGAGTATTTGTTTAAGCTTTATCAACAATATGAATCTTTAATCATCAATGAGAATAAACAAGATGGCGCTCATAGGGTTATTATGCATTTTAGTTATGATTGTGCGCCTCCACAGCTATATGATCAAAATTTGATTAACCAATCCAAATCAACAATGAGTCAATCTCAGTTTGATCGAGAGTTTGGCGCTGTATTCACTGATGATAGTTCTGGATACTTCAAAGTTAGTAAAATGGCTGCATGTACTCTTCCTGATGGTGAAGGGCAGTGTGTTGAGGTTGTTGGTGATCCCAGCTCCAAATATATCCTCGCATTTGACCCTTCTTGGTCCGAGAGTGAAAGCTCAGACGATTTTGCTATACTTTTGATAAAGATGCACCCAGAGACGCGAAAAGGCGTTGTAGTGCATAGCTACGCTGTTTCTGGGTCTAACCTGCAAACACACATTCGATATATGGCTTATCTGTTGACTCACTTCAATATTGAGATGGTGGTGGGTGACTACAACGGAGGTGTGCAATTTTTGAGCGCTTGTAAGGAAAGCGGTATATTTAAAAAATTAAATTTAAAAATAGATACAGTAGAGGCTGATTTAGATAACCCTAAAGATTATCCTAAAGGTATTAGACAGTTGAAGCGGTCAATAGATAAAAAATCTAGAAAATTTGTGTTTTTAAGAAAGCCTAGCTCCACATGGATTCGTTTTGCTAATGAAAGCTTGCAAGCCGCTTTTGATCATAAAAGGTTATACTTTGCTGGGTCCGCTATGGATGACAACTACAACATGCAAAGAAAGGCTAACATCCCTATTGAGAAATTAAAGTTTTTGAGAAATCAAGATGCTGAAGAAAAAAACAAAGCCGCAAAAATGATTGACTTTGTAGAGCATCAAAGAGATATGATGGATCTTATAAAAGTTCAATGCGCCTTAGTGCAAGTTACCACTTCGCCTCAAGGAACACAAAGTTTTGATTTACCTCCTAACCTTCGCAAACAGCGAGGCGCTGATAAAGCCCGAAAAGACTCCTATTCAGCCTTAGTCTTAGGTAACTGGGGTATGAATGTATATTTTGATATGTTAGACGATAAAGGCTCTGATATAACAGAAACATTCACCCCAATGTTTATTTCTTAACTTTTAAAAGTTAGAAAGTTACTTTTTGTGTAATATAATAATGCAATGGCTAGGAAGTATACGAAACGATCAGATTATTGGAATAAGTTCAACAAGAACAACAACTTGGGAGATTTAGCTATGAGCCAAGCTTCTCAAGAAGAATATGTGCCTGAATTATTAGGTGAATCATTTTACACCTCTGATGCTTCGTATAAAAAGGTTTCTAAAGCTAGAGTCAATACTGCGGGAACTTCAGGTTCAGCTAGGGTTAACTCCGCAGCCTTAAGGAATACTATTGATAGGTTTTCTAGTATTCGTAAGGGTATGCTTCCTTATGAGTATGCTGCTGATGGCGTAAATGTTCGTGAGGGTATTGAGTTATGTCAAAAAGCTTACGCTAACGTATCAGTGTTCAGAAACGCTGTGGACGTTATGTCTGAGTTCGCAAACACAGAGATTTACTTAGAGGGTGGCACGAAAAAGAGTCGGGAGTTCTTTAATCAGTTCTTCAAGCGTATTAACCTTCAAAACCTTAAAGATCAATACTTCCGTGAGTATTACCGTAGTGGTAACATCTTTATCTATAGGTTTGATGGGGAGTTTGAGGTTGAGGATTATGCCCGACTTATGAATCAAGTTGGAGCTATTAATCCTTCAGCTAATAAGATTCCAGTTAAGTATGTATTACTAAATCCTTTCGATATTGTATCTAAGAGGGCTACGACATTTAATGTTGGGGCATATGAGAAAGTTTTATCTGAATATGAGCTTTCCCGCTTACAGAATCCAGCTACAGAGGAAGATCAATTAATTTATGATTCTCTTGACCCTGAGATGAAGAAGTTGGTTAAAGATGGATCATATTACACAGATGGTATCAAGATTGAGTTAGACCCCAAGCGTCTTAGCTTTTCGTTTTACAAGAAACAAGATTATGAGCCATTTGCAGTGCCATTTGGATATCCAGTATTAGAAGATATCAATGCTAAGCTTGAATTAAAGAAAATGGATCAAGCCATTACCCGAACTGTTGAGAATGTTATTCTTCTCATCACCATGGGGGCTGAGCCAGAAAAAGGTGGTATTAACGCCAACAATATCAATGCTATGCAGAGCCTCTTCAAGAATGAGAGTGTTGGTCGGGTATTGGTTTCTGATTATACCACTAAAGCAGATTTTATTATTCCAGATCTAAACAAAGTTCTTGGACCAGCTAAATATCAGATTTTAAATGAAGATATTAAACAAGGTCTTCAAAATATTGTTGTTGGAGATGAAAAATATAATTCAACACAAGTTAAAGCCCAAATATTCATTGACCGCCTTAAAGAAGCTAGGAGTTGTTTCTTAAATGATTTCTTACAGAGGGAGATTAAGAGGATAGCTAATAGCTTAGGATTTAAGTCGTATCCTACCGCTACTATGAAGGATATCGACATGCGCGATGAGACCCAGCTTATGCGTGTGTCTACTCGCCTCATGGAGCTTGGTATCCTTACCCCACAACAAGGTATGGAGATGTTCCATAATGGAAAGTTCCCGAATGCGGAAGATATCGCTCCTGCGCAAACAGCCTTTATAGAACAAAGGAAAGAAGGCTTCTATAATCCAATTGTTGGCGGCATCCCAATGATTGAGCCTCAGATGGGTGAAGGTTCCGACGAACCCCAAACTGTAGATACTCCAAAATCTGCGGGAAGACCAAACGGAACAACAACAGTCGATAACGAAAAACTTACTAGACAAAACATCCAAGGTACTATTTATGCCGTAGAAGCATTTAATTCTTTAGCTAGAGAAAGAGCTGAGGAGAAGTTCGGTGGAGACCTGAATGAACAGCAAGAGGAGATGGTTAACAAGCTTTGTGAGTCGATTATTTGCGCATCAAAGCAGAATGAATGGAATCAAACCCTTGAAGCTTGTATTGATAATTTCGAACTTATTGAAGAATTAAATGTTATGAATGAAGTTTTAAGTGTAGCTAATAAGCATAACTTAGAAGTTTACCCGTCAGCAATTTTATATCACAGTCATGAAAATTAATCCAGAAGACATCGAAGTGCCTCTTGAGAAAACTGTTAGTTTTAACAATGGGGAAGCGGAAGTATCAATCGCTAGCAAGTATAGTGGGTCAGAAGCAGGTTTATATAAATCTTATATGAGCATGTGCGCATCCGATGATAAAGCTCTTGTTAATACAGAAGGAATGGACAAAAAGCATACTTATGCAGCTTGTGGCGTTCAGTATGATAAGATGAGAGCTATGATGAATGAATATGGCGAGGGAGGACTTACTGATAAACAAAAGAAACTTCCACCCGCGATTCAGAAAGCTATTCTCGACAAGATGAAGAAGGATGGCAAGATTAGCAAGGAAGACTCTGAAGCTGCTGAAAAGAAACTTTTATCAAAAGATGATGAAAAAGAGCCTGATCCAAAAGGTGAAAAACTGGAGGTTAAGGAGAAAAAGTAAAATGCCTTATAAGTATACAACTACTTTTGAATCTGAAATTTTTGCTCATCAAGTTGATGATGAGTTCGTATCTAAGGCTTCATTAAGCGAGCTATCTTCTCTAGTCCCAAAAAACATTGACTTTGAGAAGAATGTAGACCTTCTAGGTGTATCATTTAATGCTGCTGTTGTTAATGTATTTAACAGAAACGGTGATGGTATTGATACCGCTACCGCTTTAAAGTATAACGATCAGTTTATACATAAGCCTACTAATATTGAACATAATAAAGATAAGATTGTGGGGCATATTGTCACTGCTGGTTTCAGTGAGTATGGCTCTAATAAGATTTTATCTAATCAAGAATTAGAAAATAAGAAAGATCCGTTTAATATAGCTTTGGGAGCTGTTGTCTATAAATCTGCAAATAAACAATTTGCGCAACTTATAGAGAGATCTACAGATCCTGAAGACGAATCTTATTATAAAAAAATATCTGCAAGTTGGGAGGTTGGTTTCTCTGATTATGTTTTGGCTGTGGGAAGCGATAAGCTTAACGAAGCCACAATTGTATCAGACCCTCATAAGATCAAAGAAATGAATGGTTTCTTAAAGGCTTATGGTGGTTCTGGTAAAACTGATAAAGGGGAACCCATCTATAGATTGATTACTGGAAAGATATATCCTTTGGGTATAGGATTCACTTCTAATCCAGCTGCGGATGTAAAAGGTATCTATAAAGATCAAGAAGATAGTGATCAAGATAAATTTTCACAAAAAGATAAAAAAACTGTAACAAAAGAAAATAACATAGCTATGGAAAACATTGTTAATGAACTAAAGGAGATCCTCGTCGAGAAAAAAATCGGTGAGGAGACTGTAGCTTCCATGACTCAGACTTTTTCAGAGGCGATTCGCGAAAAGAACGAAGAGTTTTTGAAAGAGAAAGAGGCTCTTACGAGCGAGAAGGAAGCTGTTAAGAAGGAATATGAAGACCTTAAGGCTTCTGTAGCTGAGCTTGAAAGCAAGCTTAGTGAAGCTAATGAGCGGATTAACGGATTTGAAAACGAGAAGAAAGCTGAAGAAGCTGTCGCTCGTTTCAATTCTCGTATGGACGATCTTGATAACAAGTTCGACCTCGCTGATGAGGATCGTGAATTCCTTGCTAAAGAAGTGAAGTCTCTTGACGAGACTGAAGAAGCTTACGCTTCGTTCTCTGATAAGCTTGAAGTGCTTTGGAAGCATAAGAGCAAAGCTAATAAAGAAGCTTTCGAGGCTGAGATTCAGGCTCGTATTGATGAGGAAGTTGCTAAGCGTGTTGCTACAGCCTCTGCTGAAGTTGATGTCGAGGAAGCTCTTGACAATGCAAAGCAAATTGATGCTGACATCTCAAACAATAACGAGGCTCTTGCTTCTCAAGAAGAGAGTCTTGTTGACAAATTTAAAAAAGCGTTCTCCCGTGAGAACATTGAAATTTCTTAACTTAAACTAAAATAATACTATGGGACTTAAAATTCTTCCTTTTAGACAATATGACGAACATGATGTCGTCAATCTCTATCGTGTTGCCGATGGAATGGTACTCGATAGCACAACTGGAGCTGGTTCTGGCGATGCTGGAACTTTCGTGAAGGTTTCTGCTGGTGACTTCTCTGCTGACCCTGTTTCTTATGGAACTGACAGCTATCTTGGAAAAACTGATTATCCTTTTGTTGGACGTAATCAGTATCCAAAAGTAAGCCTTCAAGTTGAGCCAGCTGGAGCTGGAGATGTTCCTCTTGGGATCACTCTTCTTCAGACCGCTAAGAACGACGAGAACGGCGAGAAGCTTCTTTACAATCCTCAAAAAGCTGCTGAACTTCAGGCCGCTCTCCCCGGAGAGGCTGTCCCTGTTGCTACTAAGGGCATCTTTACTATCGCTAGCGCTGCTTTCCAAGGTGATCTTGGTGGCGACCTTGCTATCGGAAGCGGGATTAAAGCTTCTACTGGTGGAACCGTAACTGGTTGCGCTCCTACTGATAGCGCATGTTTTGGAACCATTCTTGGAACTGGTAGCCGCACCACTCAGAATGGTGTTACCGATCAGTTTGATGGTGAGTACCTTGTCTTCAAATTCAACTAATATAGAAAGAATCAGATAAATGAAAATCACTTTAAAAAGAACTCCAGAACAAATCGAGTTGGTTAAAGCTATGGCTTCTCGTAATCGCACTGTCGCTTACGAAGCTCAAGTAGCTCTTGCTGAGTTTATTGGACCTGTGCTTGCAGAGGTCATCAATCAAGCTCCTACCCTTTCGAATCTTTTCACGACTCTTCAGTTTAACGCTGATGACAATCCTTCGATCCCTCTTGATCTCTATTATGACATCAACGACGAAGATTACATCAAGGTTTACAGCCAGTCTCATGCTGGTGGTCTTCCTACCAATCAGGTGCTTCCTACTGCATCTGAGATGAAAATTGCTACCTACGGTCTTGATACCGCTGTTAGCTTTGATCGTCGTTACGCTGCTAAGTCTCGCATGGACGTTGTCTCTAAGACCTTCACCCGTGCCGCTCAGGAAATTCTCGCTAAGCAAGAAACTACTTCTGCTAGCTTAGTTATGGGATCTCTCGCTGAAGCTACCACTAACAGCACTGACCACGTTTTTGAAAACGGTCATGGAGGCTTGAACTTCGTCCTTGACGATATCAACAAGCTTATGACTCGCGCTAAGCGTATTCAGGCTTCTTTCCTTGGTGGATCACCTGCTGGTGGAACCGCTAAAGGAATCACTGACCTGATTGTTTCTCCTGAAGTCGTCGAGAAGCTTCGCGCTATGGCTTACAACCCAATCAACACCTCTAACGGCCCTGCTGCTAGTGGTGGAACTGGGGCTGACGGTATTGCTGCTCCTGACGAGCTTCGTATGAGTGTTTACAGCAACGCTGGTCTCCCTGAGTTCTACGGCATTTCCATTATGGAGATTCTTGAGCTTGGAGCTGGCAAGAGGTTCACTAACGTGTTCGACACTGCTCAGACCTCTGGTGACGCTTCTACGGGCGCTCAGTTGTTCACCACTAACGACGATCTCGTTATTGGTATCGACCGCTCTCGCGAGTCTCTTATTCGCGCTGTTGCTATTGACGAAGATTCTGGTGGTGAGTTTAACCTCATCGCTGATGATCAGTACAGCATTCGCCAACAGAAGATTGGATACTTCGGATCGCTTGAAGAGGGCCGCATGGTTCTTGACAACCGCGCTCTTGTCGGATGTATTGTTTCCGCCTAATATAAAACTCCACATTAAGAGTCGCTCCTACGGGGGCGGCTCTTTTTTTTGTTTATTTCTCTAGATAATGTGTATAATAGTATATGGACAATTTTGAAAATGTATCTTATGGCAATGGCCAGAATAATTATTTTGGCGTAGAGACGACAGCTGAGCTTATGGATAAGCTTAAGGATATAAGTAGATCTGAAATAAGGGGGTTAGCTTCAAAAGTTGGCTTAAACCCTAATTACGATAGGCCGATCTTGAAGGATATGATTCTTAAGGAGTTTAAATCTTATAAAGCTAAGAATTCACCTATTGCATCCCCAAAACAAATGTTTGCTGAAGCTTCTGAAGAAATTCAAGACATGCTTAAATCTGTGGGTAAAGTTTCTGCTGATGAAAAAGCTAAAAAGAAATGGAATAAAGATAAGAACCCCAAGAAAAAAGATAATTAATAGTGTAATATAAAGCATGAGTGTAATTAGCGATTTGGCATCTGATATCTTTACGGATGAATTTGATAGCGATACAGGTATTGCTACATCAGGTTCTATTCAAGCTTGGCTGGAAAACAACTTGGGCGAACTAAATAATTTGATCTATAAAGACTTTAGTGGGACAGGCGCTGATTTAGATACTGAGGCTCAGTCTATTCATAAGGAGCTTTATTTACATAGTTATTATAAAAAACAGTCTAGGAATGCACTGAGAGGGATAACGTCTTCAACTAGCGATAATAAGATACTATCTTTAAAGGACGGAGAATCGTCTGTGACGTTCGTTAATCGTAATGAGGTGTCTAAGGTCTACAGAGGGCTTGCAAACGATTCTAAAGCTAAGCTAGACGATTTAGTGGCACGTTATAATATCTATGAGGCTAAACCTCAACAAGTGGGTGGTATTGACGGGGTGGTTTTGACTGGTAGCGACAATACTTAATATTAAATAAACGTTATACATAAAAAAGGGCGGTATTTCTACCGCCCTTTTTATTTAAGGTTTTATTCAAGGTTAGGCTGTGAATACAGACTCTGTTCCAGCAGCAGTAAAGAATACCCCATTAGCTGAGTCATTATTTCCTCCAATTTGAGTAGAAAAAGTTAAATCAACAGTTTTATTAGATCCAATACTTGAAGAGAA